CGTGAAGGCCCGCAGGTAGCCTGGCGGGAAAAGAATCTCAGTGACCAACTCAGCCGGCTGCGTTAGCTCTTGCACGCTGATGAAGTGCCACTCCAGCAGCCGTGTCGGGCGCGGGTAAATGTAGATGTCGAAGTTCGGGTAGGTGTTGTTGACGAACATCACCTGCGGGAAGGTCGAGGTCACGGTCTTGACCGCGATGCCGTCGTACTGCTGCTGATTAATCAGCTTGATGCCGTAGGACACGCCCGTGCCGGGGTCTTTGAAGTAGGTGGCGTCGTCCACCAAGACCGGGCGCACGGCGGTGCCATTGAGGCGCACCAAGGAGCCGCTAGGGCCAAGGGTTTCGTTGATCGAGCCGACCGGCCAGTTGACGATCTGGTCGATGGTGGCAAAGACAGACAACCGCTCGGTGTTCCACGAGTCGATCATCTGGTTGAGCGCCATCAAGGCGTCTTGAGACACAGCGGCCGTCGGCGTTTCGCTCTCGGCCAGCACACCTAGCAGCCGCAACGCCCGGTTAATCTGTTCGCCTGCGGTGTAGGTCGCCATGCTATTCCTCTTGGATTAAAACGTCCTTATTGCGTCGGCTGCGCCGCGCCACAGGCTCGGGGCTGACTTCTTCAGTCTCTGGCTCGGGATTGTACCGTGACCAGCCGTTTTGGACATCCAAATCAGCTTCAATGTCCAACGTAGCGACTTTGGCGCCGTGGACAGGATGGGTTAGGTAGATTGCTGCCATGTGTAGAAACGGAGCCGAGATTGTCGGCCCCGTTCGGTTTTACAGTACGTGAATCACCGCAAAGTTGATCACCACGGCCTCAGACAGCGAACCGCCCGAAAGGTTGCGTAGGGTGATCGTGCAGCTTCCAGTAGCCTTGCCAGAAATCCAGCAGTTGTAGGCGCCAGCAGTAGCACCGGAAGACACGCTCAACACCACAACGTCTTTGGCCGAAATAGTGCTGTTGGTCAGCGTGAACGAGACGTTCGTGGCGTTAGCCAGAGCGGCGTCGTTCATAGTGATTTGACCGGCAGACTTGTTCAAGGTCACGCCCGTCGATTTGCTCGTTGCTTGAGTTACCGTACCGCTTGCTTCTGCGGTGTAACCGATTTCGACTGTAGCGTAAACAGTAGTGCCGGCTATGGTTGCTGGCGTTGTTGCACCGATTGTGCTGTTATCAATTACCGCACCACTTACAGTAGTGCCAGAGGTCAATTCGGGGTCGCTAAACGCGACACCTACAGGCTTGGTATTTGGCATGATATGTCCTTTAAAAACAGGGGGCCGAAGCCCCCTGGCTATCACGAGATGCGGTAGCAGGTCCAAGTGCCGTCGCCGGTCTTACGGGCACGGAAGTGACCCGAAGAGGCAGCAGCCACTGCGCCAGCGCCGACCAAGGTCCAGCCGGTGCCAACCGCAACAGTAATTGCATCCGAACCGGAAGCATCAATGTTGATGACGAAGAAGTCAAACGCAGCGTTCACTTTGGCCGCACTAGAAACGTCAGCCTCTAGGTCTGCCACGGTGGGCAGAGTCAGGTTACCGGCGGTGCCGTTGAAGGTGAACAGGCCGTTTGCCAGTTGAGCAGCCGTAGCGGTAGCTGCGGCGGTCAGTGCAGTCGGAGCACCCTGAACAAACAGTTGAGCTTCGCCGACGTTGCCGTCGCCAATCTGGTAGCCACCAGCGCCATTAGGAAGAGCCATGATAAAGTCCTTTCAAAAAAGTTACGGGAACGGGGCCGAAGCCCCATTCGATCAGCCCCAGAGGCGAACGCCCATCTGAGGACGAATCACGCTGTAGCCGTACAGCACGTCAATACGGCAAGGCATACGGTCGTTGTTGATGTCGTACTGACGAACAACGCGCAGGCTGATGCCATTGTGAACGGCGCGAGCGGCCATGTCCACACCTTGCGGCAGGAGCAGGTCGGCGGTAGCAAAGGTGATTGCGTCCTTGTGGTAGACCAAGTTCTGAGCGTACTGGCTGGAAGCCGCGCCCACAAACACCACAGCCTTGCTGTTCTGCGGCAGAACGTCCACAGTAGCCAGCGCGTGGTTGGCCGAGTACATCGGAGCCACGGTGATGTTGCCAGCGCCAGAGCCGTTCAGGGTCACGTCAGCAGCAGCGACGAACTGGAACAGCGAACCAGTGGATTCACGGGTCTGCGGGTTCACAGCGAAGCAGTCAGCAACAGTAAACACGTCGCCGATCTTGACGGTAGCGCTAGCACCGGCGCCGGTGATGGCGATGGTGGTTGCGCCTTCGGCAGTCACAGCAGCCGACAGGGTGCCGCCGGTAGCGGTGCGCGAGCCGGTGGTGAACTGCTTGATCGACTGAGACATGTTGACTTCGTCGAAGCCCAGCACGCCCATACCCATCATGCCGTTCTTGAACTGCTTGCTGATGGTGTCGGTTGGGTTGAACAGACCTTTCATGCCCTCAACCAGGCCAGCATTGGCAGCCGGGTTAACGGTTGCGTAGCGCGGGCTCATCACAGCAGCGTTCTCGTTGAGCTTCTGCTGGGCTTGCAGCAGAACCAGCGAGGTGCTGGGGGTAGAGCCAGGAGTGCCAACGGTGTTACCGATGTACTTGTAGCTGTTTGCCACGTCGGCGTCGATGGACGAGGCCAACTGGCTGATACGAGGCTTCAAGACACGCTCTGCGAAGTCGTCCAACTGCATGGTCAGTTCGGCAGAGGTGAAGTTCACGCCGATGTGCTTCTGCGAAGAAACAGTCAGGGTGGTGAACTGCTCGTTGTCGTCCTGAACTTGCAGGGCCGCGCCGTCGGTGACCAGAGCGCGGTCAGGCAGACGGATACGCAGGGTCGAACCAATCTTGGCACCTTCAACAGCAAAGCTGTCGTCGTACTGACGGTTCACGTTACGGGTGAGCACGAGGTTGTTCTCCAGAATTTCCAGAGCCTTCCGCGTGATCATGTCAATGGTAAGAATGCTATTCGCCATGATGCGAGTCCTTTCAAAGTTTTAGCGGTTCATTTGCGCTTGCAACTTCTTCATCTGCCGGGCACGTTCAGCTTCAATCCAGTCCGACGTACTCATGGCCTTCACAGAGCGAGGGTCAGTCGTATCGTAGGATGAGCTTCCACTGGTTCGGGCGGTAACAGGCGAAATCGGTGCTGGCGCAGACGTTGTTGGTTTTACGATCGGATTGGTGCCAAGTTTGGCCTCAATCTTTCCAATCTCACGAGCCTGCAAAAGAGGTGACAGACGGGAAATGCGATCAGCTTCCTTCGGGTTGGTTCCCAGCCAGTAGGCTAGGTCCGGCCCCATGTCGGACGCCTTGATTGTCTCGGCCATCACGTCGGTGACTCGAAGCTGCGGGTTGTAGGCGACTTGTTCAAAGTCGTCGTACTTGGCCCTGGCTTCTTCTTCACGCTCGTGGTAAGCGTCGTTAATCTCAGCCTGCTGCTTCTGGAACTCACGCTGCGCGAGCAGTTCTTCGGCTTTTCTGACCGCCAACGCTTCCGCGTAGGCATCAGGAGACTCGAAATGCTCGATAGGCGGGACTTCTTTCGGCGCTTGCGGTTGTGCAAGTTTTGCCTGCTGCTCACGTTCCCATTTGCGCTGCTCTCGGGCAAGGCGCTTGCTGATCATCGCATCGATCTCAGCCTGAGTGAATTTCTTCTCCTCGGGCGTTTGCTCGGGTTGATTCTCAACTACTTCCGGCGCGTTTTGTGCACTTTCCGGGGCGGCCGTCGCCTCGGGTGCTAGCGCGGATTCAACTTCCGCTAAGGCTTGCTGGACTTCTTCAGTCATTTCATGTTCCGTAGGAACCCTGGTCTACTGGGCCAGTACAGTTTGGAGATTACTCGTAGACGACAGTGTATTCGATGGTGTTTGCAATGTCGATGTACAGACCCTTGCTAAACCAAATACCTGGCGGGAAGCTGATGTACTGCGTGCCGGCGGCGACAGTCACAGTGTTTGCAATCTTAGGATCGCTGGTGCTGGCCGTGGCGCTGTCGTACAGCGCAAACGTCCCGCTAGAGGTGCTGGAAATAAACACGCCGAAGAGCTTACCGCCGCCAATTTTGATCTGGGCGTCGGCGTTGCCTTGTCTGTAAAGTGCCATGATGCGTCCTTATGCGAGGAATTTGAGTTTGTACAGCGTTCGCAGATATATCTCGACGATATTATCAATCAACTGTTGCAACGATGAGTCTTCTTTTTTCGCCACCTTGTAGCGCATTTCCTCAACCTCGGCCAGCGATGCTTCAAGGAACTCGATGATGTTGGATGTCTTCTTGGCCGAGTGCAAAGTGATTGGCCCGATAAGACCGTGACGGCCTTGGTACGCCTCGGCAAAGTCGTCAGCCGCGCCGATGATGCGGTCATAGAAAATGTTAAGCGCCACATGCTTAGAGTAGCTGCGCGTGTTCAGATGCACTGAATGGGCCACGTCGCGGGCCAAGAACAAGACGCCCATAAAGTTGGCGGCGGTGCTCATTGCATAGCTCCTGGTTGCATCTCTGGCTGCATCATCTCTGACGGCGGCATCTCGGGCTGCATATCAGGCATCTGCGCGTTCAGGTTATTACTCTCCATCGCAGCGGCTACAACGCCCATAGCGATGTCTTGAATCTGCTGCTCGGTCATGCCGGCCTGCACGGCGCTGATGCGCTGCGTCTCGGCCTGGTACGCCTTGATCTCAGCCTCGAACTCCTTGATCGACAGATCACGCGCTTCCATTGACTTCTGCACGTTCTGCAACATGCCGGCCATCTGCTGCATCTCTTGGTTCATAGCCTCCATCTGCTGCTTGGCCGCTGCCAGCGCCGGGTTGTCCTCGTCGTCGCCAATGATGGCTGGATCGATCACCTTGGCAAAGCGT